AGTATGCCATGCTACAAGTCCGGGTGGTCCAGCAGGACCAGCACTAGTGCCATAACCAGCTCCACCACCTCCACCAGCAGTAGAAGTTATAGGAGTGGTTGAAGCAAAAACAGAAGGATTCCCGTTATTTCCTGCTTTCATGTTTGACATATCTGGTACTCCAGCTCCACCAGCACCAACTGTTACTGTGACAGCAGAACCCGGTAAGGGATGTGGATTAATAGCTCTATAACCACCAGCACCACCTCCAGCATAAGCACCACCTCCTCCACCTGCTACTACTAAAAGATTGCATTCAGAAACTGCTGGATTAAAAGTACCAGAAGAATTAAAAGTAGTAACTTTATCTGCTGTTGTAGGGTCGTTATCTTTTCCAATTATACCGCCATTAGAAAGAGCCATATTTTTCTCCTATAAAGCTGTCCACGATAAACCAGAAGCATTCCATTCATATTTGGTTTCTGTGCCTACACCTATAGAATTATCAGACCAAGTAGAACCAAGCCATTTTTTATTATCTTCATCCCATTCCGTAAATACAGTTAAACTGTTTTCTTCTAAATCATTAGGATAAGTTACAGGCGCTTTCCAATCGCCACTTGAATCGTTTGTCCAAGAAGTATAAGGTTTAGGAAGAATAAACATATCCTTTCCTGAATCATAAGTATACCCTATAGCGGCATACTGTTTTCTAAAATTATTATTATAAGACATTTGTTTCCAAGCTACTCCACCTGTTCCATAAGGAACAATAGTTGTAACAAAAGTTTCTGCATCAGCGTGTTTATCCCCGCCATTTGCATCTACGTCTTCGTTAGAAACTACAATTACTCGTAATACTTCGTTGCTGCTATTTAATTCCGCAAAGTGAGCCATAATTATTTCTCCTATGCGTCATTAAGTATTTCATACGAAATCAAGTAATTTAAGTCACTGTTAGCACTTGCTCCGCCTTCGATCAAGTCGCCTTCTTCCAGATACAATCCCCAGTTCTTATCAACAAGAACTAGCGTTGCATCCGCAGGAACTGCAATCGTGGAAGCAAAAAGCACAACAGAACCACCACTTTTAATAATACCCATTGTTACTGTAGCGGAATTAGTGCCGTCTATATTGGCAATAATTATGCTATTAACTTTAACAAGTGTTTCAGAAGCTGCCGTCAACAAATCGGTGGTAGTGGTAGTGGTTAATGCACCAGTGACACTTTCACCTGTAATTGATGTGACATCTACTAGATTGGGATTTGCCATATTTTTCTCCTAAGTTTATCCGAACACCATCGCCATAGCGATAGCTTTACCCACAGACGCTTTCGTGTCTATTTGAGTTTGTATTGCTGATGTGACCCCATCAACGTAATTTAATTCTGTTGCCGTAGCCGTAACATTAGTACCACCTATATCTAGCGTGGTCATGGACACTTCTCCAGCAACCGTTAAAACACCACTAGCTAAAGTCATTAAATCCGTGTCGGATGTATGACCAATAGTGGAACCATTAATATTTACATTGTCTACTACGGCTTGGGTTACAGCAGAGTTGGTTCCTAAAGTAACGGCATCTATAGCACCGCCATCAATGTTCACACTTCCCATAGCCGTTGTGCCAGCAAAGCTAACATCGGTAAATAAATCATAAACAATACCGCCTGAACCACCGCCATCGGTAGCCACTACTTTTACGTTGCCATTGGGGATGGTAACAGTAGCCCCTGACCCTTGTTTGATAACCGTATTATATCCCCCCGATGTGGCATTTTCGATTATCCATATTTTAGACACGGTATCGGGTGCTAAAGTAATCGTACTGGCTTGTGATAAAGTCCCCGTTAATTTGACATAAATTTTACGAATGCCGTCTGCTGTCGCATTCGCCATCGTTATTGTTTGTGTTGACGAATCTGCCAACGCTTCGGTTCCATACGCAAAGGCTTCCCCAATCAATTCCAAGTTGGTATTGGTGGATGTACCCCAGGTTCCAGACTCATCGCCTGTGGCGATTTCTTTGAGTCTTAAATTATTTACATAAGTGGCCATATTTTATTCTCCAGTCTTTATCTTATTATACTAACATTAAACTAAGCAGCAATCTCCGTCCAATTAGGTGTTTGCGAATCGTCGATAATTTGCCATTTGTTTAAACCCGTTACATATCCCGTAGCGGTAGCTCCAGTCGGAAATACCGTACAACCTAAACTGGTACTTAAAGAACCCACGTCTCCACTAGAGGGAATATCTCCAGTCAGTTGAATTACATTGTCGGTACCTAGTGTTATACTTCCAACTGCACCTGTCCCCACTGTTGTAGTTAATGCCTGGTTGCAGTCACCCGTAACGGTTTCTTCACCTAGAGCTGATGTGGAGGCGTGTCCTGTAACACCATGTAAGGCAGCTCCTGTAGTTGCTATGCTATTTATGGCTCCTGTAGCAGATACACCCGTTTCTAAAACATTGGCTGTACCCGTAACACTAGCAATACCTGTGATGCCTGCCACGCCACCTAACCCAGTTTCAGTAATGGTGGCTCCTGCAGAGGCAACCACGCTACCTAAAGCAGAAGTTCCTGCCACTCCCGTTACTGATAAATTAGAATCTGCGGCAACACTTTCGCTACCCAATGCGGAAGTACCCGCTAGTCCTGTTAATTCAACGGGAACAGAATCTTGACCCCAGGTCAGTTGGCCCCATTTGCCTCTGCCCCATCCGTTTAGATAAGCCATGAGCTAACTTAGGCTATTCTGATAACCGCTGTTGATGCTGCTTTGGCTGGAAATTGTATGGTAAAGGATCCTGCTGTAGAAGTTTTATCTCCACCAAAATCAAACACCGCTACATTGGGATCTCCCGTAGCCGTGTCGTTGTAAATCATGCAGCCTCTTGCCGTAATCGTACAAGTACCAAATGTTAGATCTGCAAAATCAGTTACCGCTGTCGTTCCTGTAGCAGTAGGAGTGACTTTTGTTAAAGTTCCACCTTTTGCTGTGTAATTGGTCCCTGTCGCTTCATTGGTAGTCGTATAAGCCGTGGTAGTAGCACCCATAGTGGCTGAACTCGTGTAAAGAGCCAACTTAAAAGTGTTTCCTCCCGTTGAGAAATTATGTACTGCTTTGAGCAGTTCTACTTTGAAAGAAGTAGCCATTGATTGCGTTATTGCCATTATAGTCTCCGTATTATTTCAGCCACATCAAGGTGGCCTTGTTTTATTAATAGATTATTGACGGTACATATATGACTGTCAATAGCTTGTTTAAAATATAAGGTTAATAATTTTTCAACTTTAACCTTAAATGCTTGCGCTTGTAGACGGATAGGTTCAGCTGCATCCTCGCTTATATGCACTATCCGATCAGTTGCGATCTTTGCCCATTCTTCTGGAGTATGTCCACGATTATTCGTCGTATGAACGGTTAAGTCTCCAGGGATGGCAGTGGATTCTAAATCAAACATTATGCTTTCTTTGGCTCCGGTGGGTTACTAAGTAATTGCTCGGCACTTTGTTTAAGTGAGTTGTCGGTACTCCAACGATCCGAGATTCCCAATGGAATAGCAGCAGGTTTGCTTACTTCAGAATAAGATTTCAATTTCAATTTCCCAGGTTTGCCATGCAATACGGAAGGATCATCTAAACGATGATAGCCATACAATTTATCTTTTAAATTAATATTGGAATCCAATAGGGAAGATCTTGTAGCAATATGAATGTCCATGCTTTCAGACAAACAGGCCGCCAACCAAAATTCACAACAGGCTCTGCCCATTTCGCCAAAATGAACGTTATTCTGATAACTAAAATCCACTCCGAATATATGCAACGCCCCTATTTTATTCCACAGGCCAAACGCAATGGCGTAGGCTACCGTGTTATTAAAATAAGTACAATTGGTATCGTTAGCCACTTCTTCAATGGGATAGAGTTCGATCGCGGGTACGCGTTCGTCTTTTTCCACGGAATACACCGGGCATTGTAAAGTCGGCAATGTTTTGCGCATGACTTCAGTTTGCGTGCCGGCATCGTCGGTATCAAAAAAGCGACTCATGGGATCCATGGCAAACACGCGGTCGGGCTTAGTAACTGCACACATGGCATTAATCGCCCAGGTTTCATCATAAGTTTTACTATGTGTCAAAGATAAATGATAATCGAGTTGACTGTTGCCCATGGCAACCAAAGCTACTGTTTTTCCAGCTAATTCTTTTATGGGTTTTTTCATGATTTAGAAATCCTTAATCGATCATAACGATCTTCAGACTGAGGATTTTTACCCTCCGCCCAGTTTTTTAAACGCATCATTTCAGTATTGTATCGTGTTTCATAAGCAACCATTTCATTGGGATCCAGCTTCATAAAACTAGCTGCTTCCAAAAGCGAACCATACAGCAAAACGTTGGGTGCATAATTAGAAATATAAGTCGTGCCACTATCAGCTCCTGCGGTCAATGAGGTTGGTTGATAAAAATAATGTAATTCTACATTAAAGTTGGAACTGGGTGTTGGCGCTACAATAAAACTATCTTGATCGAATTGTGCATAATAAGCGGGTCCTCCGGTGGTAGCTTCCGCGGGCGTGTAATCCCTGATGAAACTGACGTGTTTGAGTAACAGGTAATTGTAATTACTGCTGGCATCAATATAGGCGAGACTAAAGGGCGCTAAATAGTCCGTTGGCATTCCCAGGTAAGGGCTGTCAGCGGTTAAAACTCCAGCGACATTTTTTCTGAAACCCAGTAGCTCTACTTCTTTGAGGATACGTTCTTCAGCTTGCTGGATAAAAGTGTCTAAAGTATTGGTGAACGTAGTTTCGTCGTTCTCCATATAATTCTGGATAGCCGTCTTTAATTGGCTGTAAGTAAAAGCCATCAGTCACCTGCCGCCGTTATAGTACCAACATCACCCGTGGCTTCTATGCCTGTCCACTCGGAACCAATAGAATCTCCCGTTACCGTCGTCATTAAGTTGGGATCAATAGTACGCACTACACCTTGACCCACTTCAATGCCCAAGACCGGACGCGGTTCGTAAATAGCTTGGGCGTCGGCTACGTGTGGCACTGGTTCCAGTTGCGGACTTTTGGGTTCATAACATTCAGAACAAACTTTAAATCCTGTCCATTCTTTTTTTAATTGATGGTACTTGAATTCAAAACCGCAGCGATCGCAAATAGCGATTGCAAATCTTCCTGACGCATAAGCCATTTCAATACCCGAATGACCTCATGTTGGGAGACACCTGAAAAGGCGCACGACTTTCATCCTGATCGGCTGCACGCGCAAATTCTTCTTCATAAATAAGTTTTAATCCCTGCGTTCTATCGGGTGCGCGTTTCATCGACATGTAATACGCGAGTCCCGCTGCTAAAGCAGGATAAAAGCGAAACGGCATATCCACGGTATTAACACTAGCATCCGCATCTTCAATCCGAATCAGGCGATTCAAATAAATTGTATCCGTAGCATTTTCCGAAGCCGGCCAGATATACAAGCGCGGCGTCACGGTTTTATCCAAAAACCATTGGGTCGGTCTTGCTTGTGTGGCCTTATTGGGAATGTTCCAGTATTCAGCTCGTGAAATCTGATTCATTTGAATGTCGGTATCGCTACCGCTAATGGTACGCCGGACGATTACATCTAGGACATCAATGGTGT